AGCTGCAGCATCAGCGGGGCCTTGCTGCGCGTCAGTACCATGAACAGGCGTACCCGGTGCTGCGGCACGCCGAGGTCCGCGCAGTCCACGATGTGTGGCGCACACTGGTAGCCCATAGCTTGGATGGCCTGCAGCCAAGCTGGGTAGAGCAGCCAGTCGGTGAACTCTGGAACATTCTCTATCACTGCTGCCTGCGGTCGGTGGAACTCCAGAGCCGATACCGGCGCCCATGCCGTCGAGCGGGATGCGTCATGCTCGGGATTGCCCGACTTCTTCCCGCGGGCCTTTGCGTGCCCTTGGCAGCAGGGTGAGGCCAGCAGGATGTCGTGTGCCGGTACCTGCTCCCAGCGTGCCTGGTGCAGATCCTGGCAGACATGCTGCGTCTCGGGGTGGTTGGCGCTGTGCCATTCAACGGCTGCCGGCCAGTGATTTGCCGCCCAGAGAACCTGGACGCCTGCGGCGCGCGCTCCGGTGCTCCATCCGCCGAGACCGGCGAACAGATCGATTGCTGTAGTCATGCATATTCTCGTCGTGGCACCATCCATCGCGTTATCGGATAGGAATAGGGAATGAAGGAAAAGTATTTATGGATCGCTGGTTCGACTATTTTTATTGGCGGGTTTGCGATCGGGAGTATGAGCTTTGGAAGTAAGTTTTGGGAGGTTGAGAGTATTCATGATTTGTTTGAAATGTTCTCATCTGCGGCAACAGTTGGTGCTGTCTTTGTAGCTTGGAAAGGTGTTAATGCTTGGCGCCTTCAGGCTCGTGGTCAGGCCGATCTAGAGTTGGCAAGAAGAGTCTCAAGAATTGCTCTGGCTGCTAAAGAGAAAGCGCTCCCAGCGTGGGTGGATGCTGCTTTTACAATCAGGGAAATACCATTCGGAGCCTCCAAAATCTCGGAGAGCTTGCTTGAGCAGATGCGTCAAGCGATGAGTATGAGAGTGGAGACTTACGATATTGCCCTTGCCGATTTGCGGGTTGTCCTGCAAGAAGCCAAAGCGGTTTGGGATGATGGATTTACAAGGAAGTACAATGCATTTATTGATTTACTCATGACGTGTAGCGCCTGTAGTAAACAATTCTTGATCTGGGCTGACCGATCGACCGATCCTGCTGCTCGACTCAGGGCGGAGCAATATATTCATAATTTTCGGCGGGACCTCTCTGATCAAGGTATGTTGGATTTTGAATGTGACATCAGAGAATTGATTATCCAAAAAACACGGGATGCTGATTTGGAATTGGAACGACATATGTTGCGTAAGTAGTACTGCGCGCGCACGTAGTCCTTGGATGGCGTCCCGCAGGACGCCGCCCCAGACGTGAAGGCTTACTTGACGTCGAAGGTACCCAGGGACAGCTTAGCGGCGGTACCGACCTTGTCGTCGAGAACCGCCTTGAATTCCTGAGCGATGGCTTCGCGCTGGGCTTCCTCGCCGATCCAGCGCAGTTTCAGCACCGGTTGCGCACCGCCGGTGATGACGGAAACGCGCAGGCGAATCACCTGCTCACCCAGGCCTTCGAACGGAATGACCTTGAAGTCCAGCCAGGCCGGCAGGGTTTCTTTGCTGCTCGCCTCGATCTGGTCCATGGTGCTGCGGCTGGCGCGGGTTTCACCGACGGCGTGATCGCTCTCGGACGATGCCTTCACGGTGATGGTGCGAACAGCGGCGATCGCTTTGGCGATGCTCATGGTCTGGCCATTCTCATCGGTGGCCGAGAGGTGCTGGTTCCAGTCTTCGATCCAGTCGCTCATGGCCTTCTGCGCAAGGCTTTGGCCGCACACCGCCTGAGCGGCGGCGAATGCAGCAGAAGCCTTCAGGCGAAGCACGGCGCGGTCATCGGCATGGCCTGGCTTTTCGGCGGTACCGATGTTGAACAGCACGATGCAGCTCATGTTGTCCTGATCGATGAAGCCGCGCGCCGCTGGCGCCGAGCGCTCGACAACGTAGGCGCTGTAGTCAGCCAGCGAGTGGGTGGCGAAGGTGCCACGGAAGCGGTTGCGGCCAGCCTGGAAGCGCTCCAGGTCGACCACATTGAAGGTCTGTGGGAGGACGGCTACCTTGCCGAGGGCCGGCAGCTGGATGCCGGCGGCGGCGACGGCGTTTTCTTGGATCAGTTCGAGAGCTTCTTTGCTGAAGGACATGCGCTTTTCCTTGTAGATGCAGTGAGTTACGAGCGTGGGTGAACAGGTGCTTCGTCACGGTTGAAGAGCTGGTCGTGTTTCTCGGGGAACAGAGAGATGTTGCCGCCGATACCGACGTACATCGGCGTGTCGAGGCTGGTGTTCTCGCTGCGCGTGCCACGCTTGGTCGGCACCTTGTAGTCGAGCTTGTGCTTGATCTTCACCTGGTGGGAGTCGCCGATCTGGCTGAAGTCCAAGGTGATGGTGATCTTTCCGGCTTTGCCGTGATCGACAACGCCCGCGGCTACCTCGGAGAGGGCGTGGCCAATCTGGCTGGCAAAGGCGCCGCCATTGAGCTCCTGCAGGAACTCGGTGGTGTCAGTGGGCTTGGACATTGCTGCGTCTCCTGGTGAACGATGCCGCTGGGCGGCAGATTGATGTGCTGCTGGCGCCGGCCATGCCGGGCGCGTGCGGTGGTGCGGTTCATGCTGCTTTCTGCTGATTCCAGGCCCCGACGGCGGCAAAGATCTTTGCGGCCTCTGCTTCGTCGAGCGTTGTGTCGGTGGGTATGGCGATCCAGCCGGCCGCGACCAAGTGGTTAGGGTTGGCCGTGGCCCGCAGGTCGGTGTAGGTAGTCTCGATTACGTCGGTCAGGTGGTCGGCCCGGTAGTTGCCCTGTGGCGCGACCTCAATCGACTTGTGGTACCGCTCGCCGAGCTCTGTTCGGCACAGCACGCTCAAGTAGATGGTCCATCGGTGCGGGATGTCGCACACCGCATCGACCACCTGGCGCACGCAGATCTGCTTGAGGTTTTTCCAGTTGATCAACACCTGCTGGCCGCTGGGGTCGATGTTCACGACGGCCGCGTGGTTGGCGGAGACCAAAGCCCGGCAGGTCCGCTCCAGCCGGGAGCGCATGTTGTGCGGCTTGCGCTTGCTCATTGCCGCGTGCCTTGCTTGCTCGCCGCGCCTGCCTCCATAACGTCTACAAACCGAAGGGCGGTCTCGTAGGTGAAGGCGAAGCCCTGCTTGGTGCCAGTGGCGATTTCGACCACATCCCAAACTTTGCCCTTTCCCGAAGCCTGGTAGCGCGGCGCACCTTTGCCGATCTTGGCGAATGCCTCGTCACGGGCCTCCTGGGTGCGCGCCAGAAGCGCCTTGAGCATGTCCACCTTCTCTTGGAAGGCCGGGTGCATTGTTGTCTGCATGGTTGATCCTCGGGTGGGTCAGGTGTGGAGCTCGAAGGCCTCGGCCTTGCGAACGATTCGAACTTGGGCGGTGCGGCGCTCAGGCACGCGGCGGTCGCGGCGCATGGGGTCGCTGTCGCCGATCACCGCGTGCATGGCCATGAGGGCGACGAGCGCGATGCAGAGAGGGCTGATGATCTGGCGCCGCATGGCTTCAGCCACTGCTGCGGCCCGGCGGGCAACGCCCAGCTTCAACATGGCGTCGCCGATACGCTTCTCGACACCGCTTTCGCTGATGCCGAAGTGCCGGGCGATCTCCTTGGTGGTGAAGCCCTGGGCGACATCGAGGATGCATTGCAATTCGCGAGGCGCCAGGCCTCGGCCGAGGTGGCCTATCCATGCGCCGATAGTGATCGTGTCCATTTTTGATCTCGGTGTGGGGTGCATTGGTCGTGACGCTCGCTGCCGTCTACCTCCCGGACCAGGGGAGGGTGAACGCCACGACCGATGCAGCCTGGTGATGGGGAACCAGGTGGATCGGGCAGTTTTCGTCAGGCTGACGTAACGCAGGGTGACTAGCTCAGGGCTTTCTTCTGCTGCTCGATCAACCTGTCGATAAGCTGCTGTCGATCGCCAACAGAAAGGCTCCAGGCGCCGTAATACAGCCCTTCAGCGATGCCCCCGTCGAATTCAGCCGAGCTGTCTTCTCCCCAGATCTTGTACTTGATGCGATTAGTTGGCCGTTTCGCCATCGTCTTGCCCTCCAGGGCTTTTGATTTCCCGTCTGTCCCTGTCACCAAGGACAATCGGTGAAATCCCGGCCTCGCTACTGGCGACAGGCCGGGGTACTACGTCAGCGGTGCTGGCCTGCTACCCGCCGCTGATTGCAGGGCTGGCCGGTCTTCGTCGGTGTGGGCTTCGAGCTTCCTCCTCATGGCGGCAATCAGTGCCTGTTCGCCATGGATCGCAGGTCCTTACAACATGCACGCTACAGCTCTGGAGGCCCTGATTGAGGGGGCAGGGTGCATGAGGTCCGGCGCCCATCTGGGCCGAAGCTCAGGGCGCTAATTCGAGATTCGTGTTGCCGCTCCCGCTTACCGAGGTCGATACGGCCAATCCCAGGGAGCCGCATGGCTATGTGGATTCGCTAACGCCTTTCCCGGCAGGAGCTTGAATCGGTCGAGTTGTGTAAAGAGCGGTGGCCTGGTGGCCCCGACGCACCGCTATGGGCTCGTCGTTAAGCGAAATTTAGAAAACTTAACAAAAATGGTCAAGGACTATTTTAAGAAAACTTAACAATAGTTTTTGAGGATGAGGGGGAGCTAGGCGGGAAGCCCGCGCTTGCGCAGGCTTTTGAGGGGGAATGAGGGACTAAATCAGCCTTCGAACGGGACTACCCATTGAACCTTGATGCTGCCATCGGCCAGCTTTCCAACCGTAACGTTGTCGACTTCTGAAATGTCGCTGACCACTTGATCCCAGTCGGTATCCGATTCTTCTGGAAGCTTGGAAAGGACAACGGCTTTATCTCTCTGCGCCTTCGGCGAATTGATGATTTTCTGCAGCCTGAAGCCTATGAGGTCATACGTCGTAGGGGTTGGTGGTGTCGCGGTTTTTGCTCTGGCCATCTGTTACCTCCTTGCAATAGCTGTATATGCATACAGTATCAGTGACGTTTAAAAAGTCACCTGTCAAGAAATCAAGCAGATAAATTCCCGCAAGCTGTTGATTTATTTGGCTTCCGTAGGGATTTCAAGTTGGCAAGGCGAAAGCAAATGGCTGATGTGTAAATTTTTCGCACATGTACAACGTTGGAGCACAAAAAAGCCCGCACGAAGGCGGGCTTGATGCGAGCCAGATGGGTCAGAGCCCGGTGACTTTCACGTCGATCACGCGACCGATGAACTCCCAATCGTCTTTAACCTGAACGGTCTCGAAGGCCGGGTTGAGTGGGGCCAAGTATTCTTTTCCTGCATCGTAGACGTATTGCTTGAACGTGGTTTCGCCATCGCGGTGCCGGGCGATGTAGTACTTGCCGCTCACCAGATCAAACCCTTCGGGCTGAACAAGCACATAGGTTCCTGGAAGGAAGCTCGGGCTTGAACTCGACACCATCGAATTGCCCTTCACTTCGAGCCAGTATCCGTGTTCACCCGCGCTCTGGTCAGACTCGAAATACAATCCAGCACCACCAACATATTGATCAGGCGACTCAGCCCTTTGGCCGGCGGCAACCCAGCTGATTACTGGATAGCTGATCGCTTTCTTAAACGGGCGAAAAGCGGGCTCAACGTTAGAGCCAGGCCCAGGTTCTTGGCCTTTCCCTGTCTCAAGCCAAGTTGCTGAGCATCCCAGCAGCTCCGCAAGAGACAGCAGGTTTTTCCCTTTCGCGCCGTTTGTCCCGTTCAGCCAGAACGTAACGGTGGCGCGAGAGACCTTTAGGCGCTCGCTTATGTCTGTCGCGCGCAGGCCAAGGGCCTCCATCCGCGACTTCATTCTGTCTTTGAATTCCATGTTTAGGATTCTAAACATTTCGATGTTTAGATAACTTGCCATAGGTTGTTAATCTTTCTAAACTGGCCGCAAACAGGAGGAGCATAGCCATGACATTTGACGAGGCCCTGAAGTTTTTCGGGTCAGGGAAGGCCATCGGCGACGCGCTGGGTGTCAGCGGTAGCCGGGTTTCTCAATGCAGGACATCCGGCGGATTTTCATACCCCATGCAGTGCGTCCTCGAAAAGGAGTCTGGCGGGTTGCTGATCGCTAAACGCCAAGACGTGCCGGGGAGTGAACAAGCCGCCGGGTGACCTTGTGAGATGAAGTATGCGTGACCTGGCCTTGCGCCAGTAGTGGGTTCGCCCTGCTGTTCATCCGTCCAGTACCTGAATCGCAGGCATAAAAAAACCGGGTGGCAGCCCGGCTTCTTCAACAGCAAGTAACGAGGTCGATTATGCACTCTGCAATGGATGCAAGCAACACCGCACCCTTGGCCGTTTCACACCAGAAATCCCACCACCAGGTCGCCGCCGCCCAGGCCGCGCGACTGATTCCCCTCCAGTACGCAGCTGCCTCGAAAGCCGCGCTCCGCCGTGAGTGTGTCGAGCACCTGCGGGCGTCCCTTTGCGGAGGTGAGGCGTGAGCACGATAGTCATGACGGCGTGCTGGCCGCTGCAAGGTATGAGCCCGGCACAGAAGGCCGTGCTGATTTCCCTGGCAGACAATGCCAACGACGACGGTGTTTGCTGGCCTTCCGTGGCCACCATTGGATCGCGTACGTGCCTATCTGAGCGTGCAGTCCGCAACGCACTGCGCTGGCTGGAAGAGGCTGGGTTGATGAAAAGCCACCAGCGTTTTGGTCGTTCCACCTGGTACACGTTGACCCCGGCAGCATATGCCCCCGGCACGATATGCCCCCCGGCACCAGATGCCCCATCACCCCGGCAGGAAATGCCCCCCACCCCGGCACCAGATGCCCCCCACCCCGGCACCTCGTGCCCCCAGAACCGTAAAGGAACCATCAAGGAACCGTCAGAAGAAGAAACAGGTGCAAGCGCTGGCTCGAAGAAAGCACCGGTTGAACAAATCGTCGAACTGTTCAATCAGGTCCTCCACAAGCTGCCCCGTGTCGTTCTGATCAACAAAGACCGGAGGGCAAAGATCCAGGCTCGCTGGGCAGAAAGCCCGGTCCATCAGGATCTTGATTTCTGGAACGACTTCTTCGCCCAGGTAGCGACCAGTGATTTCCTGATGGGTCGTTTGCAAGGCCGAGATACCCAGTTCCGCTGCACGTTCGACTGGCTGATCGCTCCGTCCAACTTTGTGAAGGTAGTCGAGGGCAATTACGATGCGTGAGCCCTACAACCTCGAGGCTGAGCACAGCCTGCTTGGCGCCATGCTCCTCCGCCCGGAGCTGATCGACGTTCTCTCCGATGACATGTCGGCTGAGTCGTTCTTCTTCGCTGACAACGCCGAAGTCTTCCGAGGGATTATGTCGGTGCGCTCCACGGGTCGCTCCGTGGACTTCCTGACTGTTGCCGATCACCTAGGCATGTTGTCCTCAGGTGATAGTGCATTGGCTTATTGCGCTGAGATCGCCAAAAACACCCCCAGCGTTGCCAACGCAAGTGAGTATGCCCGTATCGTCAGGGAGCGTGCGGTGGAGCGGGCCCTGTATGACCTGGGTGACCGCACCCTGGAGATCGCCCAGAGCGGGGGCGACATCCAAGACAAGATAGCGGCCGTACAGGCAGCGGCCATGGCGATCGACACTGGCACCAATGGTGACGAGATCGTCAAGGTTGGTGATCTGATGGCCGAACAGCTTGAGGTGTGGCAGGAACGTCACGACCGCCTGTCGCGCGGTGAGACGTTGATCGGTCTGTCCACCGGCTTGGCCGACCTCGACGAGAAACTGGGCGGCCTGCAGCCCGAGCAATTGGTCATCGTTGCAGGTCGCCCGGCCATGGGCAAAACCACCTTGGCAATGGGCTTCGTGCTGGACGCCGTGGTGCGCCAGAAGAAGTCCGGCCTGGTCATCAGCCTGGAGATGAGTAAGGGCCAACTGCTCGACCGCGCCGTGGCTGCAGAGGGCAGGGTACCGCTGAACCTGATCAAGAACGGTTCTGCCTGTGAGACGCATGGCGCCGAGCTGTGCGCAGCAGCGGCCAAGCTCAATCACGCGAATCTGTTCATCGCCGACCGCGCCGCCGCCACGGTGGGCCGCATCCGTTCGCTGGCTCGCCGGCACAAGATGCGCTACGGCCTGGACATCCTGATGATCGACTACCTGCAGCTGATGGATGGCGAGGGCGGTAACCGTACTGAAGCGGTCAGCAGCATCAGTCGCGGTTGCAAGCTTCTGGCCCGTGAGCTGGGCATCCCGGTCATCCTGCTGAGCCAGCTCTCCCGCAAGTGCGAAGAGCGTCCGAACAAGCGGCCTGTACCGTCAGACCTCCGCGAATCGGGCGCCATCGAGCAAGACGCTGACGTGATCCTCTTCGTGTACCGCGACGAGATCTACCACGAAAACAGCGAATTCAAGGGCATTGCCGAGATCATCGTTGGCAAGGGCCGCGACATCGAAACCGGCACTGTCCGGGCTGCCTTCCTCGGGCAGTACAACCGTTTTGAAACCCTATCGGCCAACTGGCAGCCGCCGGTGAAGGCCACCAGTAAGCCAGAGCGGCCATTGTCGGCCCGCTACGCAAGCAAGGAAGTCGCATGACAGCACCCGCCCTTCGCCCGTTCAAGGCCAGAGCGGCTCGCGCCAAGCCCGTCGACCGGGAAGGGCAGGAGCAGGCCGCGCTGATGAAAGAATTGCAGCTGCGCTACCCGCAGGCCTACAAGCTGATTTACCACGTCCCAAACGGTGGCCACCGGATCAAGGCCGTCGCCGCCAAGCTGAAAGGGCAGGGCGTCAAGGCTGGTGTGCCCGATCTGGTGCTGCCCATGGCACGCGGTGGGTATTTCGGGCTGTACATCGAGTTCAAGGCCAAGCCACCGTTCGATGCGCCGGTCTCGGCCAGCCAGGATGCCTTCCTGCAACTGCTGACGAACGAGAACTACCTGGCGATCGTGTGCCGGGGCAACATCGACGCGGTCGAGGCCATCCGCGCCTACCTTCTGCAGCCGGCCACGGTGGCCGCATGAGCGCGACCCGGGAAGTGAAACTGAGCGAAGCCGAGGTGCGTCGACAGGCCGCCGACAAATCGGTGCGCGACCTGCGCGATCCGCGTCACCCGGGCCTGTACCTGCGCTTCTGGATTAACCGGGAGCGCGGCACCTGGCACCTGGTGCGCGGCAAGAAGTGGGTACCGGTCGCCCGCTGGCCTGACCTGACCGTGGCGGCGGTGATTGCTGAGCTGCCCGCGCTGCGTCAGCGCCTGCTGCGCGACCCAGCGACCGCGCCGGTGGTGTCGGGCATGGCCACCGTGGGCCAGCTGCTGGACTGGTACGGCGACCGGATGGCGCGTGATCGCTCGCTGTCGGCGAAGCGCAAGGCCGGCGCCCGATCCGCCATTGCCCAGCACCTGAAGCCGCGCCTGGATGAACTGGCCGTGGCCAGCGTGAATGCCGATGCCCTCGACAAACACCTGATGTGGCCGTGCCAAGCCGAAGTGTCGCTGTCCTACCTGCGGCAGATGTTCGCACTGCTGCTGACCGCCTTCCGTCAGGCCTTGCAGCTGGGCCTGATCGACCGCAACCCCATGGCCGGGATGCGCTTCAACGATTTCACCAAGGCCAAAATCCTGCCCAAGGCAGCCCGCCTGCGCGATGTGCAGTTGCCGGAGCTGATGCAGCAGCTGGCTCAGGCATTCGAAACGACCCCAGGTGACGCCATGCTGGCCCTGATGATGCTGGCCCACGGCACCCGGATCGGTGAGACCCGCATGGCGCGCTGGAACGAGATCTCACTGGCTGCGGCCGAGTGGTTCATCCCCGCAGCCAACGCCAAGACCCGCACCGAACACCGCCTGCCGCTGACCGCCCAGGTGCAAGCGCTGCTGACCCGGTACCGGGCCATCCAGCAGGCCGAGGGCTACGAGGGTGTGTACCTGTTCCCGAATCGCCGGGGCTTGTGCCTGAGCGAGACGCAGGCCAGCAACGTGTTCAAGCGCCTGGGGCAGGGTGAGTGGACCAGTCACGACCTGCGCAAGGTATCCCGCAGCACCTGGACCGACCTCGGCATCGACGGCCACATCGGCGAGATGCTGCTGAACCACAAGCTGGGCAAGATCGCCAGCACCTACATCCACACCCAGGCCATGCAGCAGCGCCGGGCAGCCCTGGAGAAGTGGCACGCCTGGTTAGACGGCATCGGCTTCGGAGCCATTCACGGCCTTACCAAGGCCTTATCCGGAATTTCACAGAATTCGGCCCGGACGGCGGAACACAAGGCCTCTAGCGACCTTGCCGAATTTGTAATTAGCGAGGATTCGAAATGATAGATGCCAAGACAATTCAGGAATTGAAGCGGAAGACAGAGGCCGCAGTTGATTGCCTTGCTGGGTTGCCACTGTCTGCGCGCCCACTTGCCCCGCTGATCGAATTCAACGCCTATGCCACGCCGCAGCTGGTCGCCCGGCTAATCGGGGATCTTGAGCGGGAAAGTGGGTGGGGTCGGTTTGCGGTCCAGCTTGCCAACCAAAACCATGATCGCTGGATGGCCTGCTTGTCGGTTCTGACCCGCGTAACTTCAGAGCGCGATCGGCTTCTGGCAGAGAACGCGGCGCTGAAGGCTCAGGTGAGTGGCTTATGAGGAAAAGCCACGGCCCAGCCTTCAAAAAGGCCGTGATTGAGCTGGACAAGTGCCCTTTGTGCCGTGGGAGAGCGGTCACTCAGGGCCTGTTTCACGAACTGCCATGCAACCACTGCAACGCCTCGGGCTGGGTAGTGGCTGCAACCGGCGAGGCCCTGGCCCTGGATGAACTGGTGACCCAGCTCAGCATGAGGCTTCAGGCAGCGCTCCGGCAGATCGAGCAGTTGAAGAACCCTCGGGCATCCGGGCCTGAGGCGACATATCAGGGAAGCAACCGGCGCGGCGCCGGCGGCACCAACTACACCGGGGATTAGGGGGAAGGACATGAGCAACGTAGAGAAGTCGGCTGAATACCTGCTGGAGCACTGGGGTCGCTGGGTTGTACTGGGCTCCGGCGTATCGTGCTGCGCATCGCGGGAGAACACCATCCTCGATCCAATGATCACGGATGACGATGCTTTGTTCATTGACCGTCTGGTAGGTCGGCTCAGTAAGCGTTACCCCGAGTGCGGCCAGGTCATCATCAAGTACTACACCTCCCGCGACACCTCGCTCAGGGACGTTGGCAAAAAGCTTGGCTTTGGTGAAGAGAAGACCCGGCAGCTTTGGAAGGCAGGCGTGGCCTGGATCGACGGCGCGATTGATATTCGTCGTGAAGCTGCTTGACAGCCCCGGTCCTCACCCGTATCTTTCGTGTTACTTTGCGGTAGGTGCGCGAGAGCAAACTCGCCATCACCAGCAGCCTCCTTAGAGCCTCGGCATTCGCCGGGGCTTTTTCGTTTTCGGCTCCACCACGCCCATCGCCCCGAGCTGGGAGTGCTGTTGGGGCCGAATCTATTCCGCTCCCCAAAAGGGAGGAACCGAGATGCCAAACATGCCCGAGAAGGATCCTGGCCTGTGGGCCGCTGTGCTCGCCTGGGTGCTGGCTCACCAGCCTCAGCTGTATGCCGCTGGCCTTTCGGTCGCGATCGCTGCCCTTCGGGTGGTGTATGGCGGCGGCACCCGTCGACAGATGATCTTGGAGGGCGCGCTCTGCGGCCTCATCACCCTGGCTCTGGTGCCGTTGCTCGAATGGATGGGGTTGCCGCAGGGCATGGCCACGTTCGCCGGCGGCGCTGTC